GGACCAGGCGCTGTGTCTGATCAGCCGTTTAAGGCGTATAAGTACGCCTTTACGAACTGGCCTGACAGGCTTGATAGCTTCTTTCCAATGGCTGATTTCGCAACTGCGAATTTCAACCAGTGGTTTGATGCTACACTGCAGAGGGTCCCTATCTGGGAAATCCGTAAGGAGTACCCAGCAAAACTCTGTGCTGTCCCCAAAACGATTAAGACCCCGAGGCTTATTGCCTCGGAGCCTACGTCGTTTCAATGGTGTCAGCAAAGTGTTAGGGATCATCTCTACAGTCGAGTTCGGGATTCTTCTCTTGGAGCTTTTATCGACTTTCGTCGACAAGAGGCCAACGGAGATCTCGCCCTCGAAGCTTCCCGTACCGGGGATCACTGTACGATTGATTTGTCCAGTGCTTCCGACCGGATATCCTGCTGGGTTGTGGAGCGCGTCTTTCGACGCTCTCCCAGCCTTATCAACGCACTTAGATCGACAAGATCTATGTACGTTGTGCAGGATATTTGTCGAGACTTACCGAGGTTCTTACACCTCAGGAAGTTCTCTACTATGGGAAACGCCGTGACGTTCCCCGTGCAATCGCTTGTGTTTCTCGCTATAGCCCTAGGTTCCTTACTTTATGTGAGGAATCAAAAGCTATCCGGGAAGACCATACGGTCGCTCGGGTCACGTCAGGTCCGGGTCTTTGGGGATGATTTGATTGTCCCCAATGACTGTGCTGGAGCTACTATCAGTGCGCTCGAGGCCTTCGGTTTGAAGGTTAACACGTCTAAGACTTTTACTGAAGGAAACTTCAGTGAGTCTTGTGGTGTTGATGCTTTCCGTGGTGACGATGTCACTTCGGTTAGCGTCCTTGACGTACCGATGAAGGCCAAGCCTGGGTCCGTTGTATCTAGCGTCGATGTTCATAATAACCTCTGTAAAGGAGGCTACTATGTCACCGCTCGTTATATACAGAAGACAGTCGAACGTCTCGGATATACCAATATCAGGGACGTCGCGCACGGATCGGGCTTCTTTGGCTGGTATCCGAACTTCCTATCTGATCCTCGCGAGTTAGTTACTCGCGTCGACCGGACAAGGTTTGTTCGGCAAGTACGCTGCCTAACTGTAAGAGTTAAACAGCGGAAAAACCAACCAAACGAAGGCGCTCCTCTGCTTCAGTTTTTCACTGAAGCAGCAAGGGTGGTTACTAGTGATGTTTCGTCACTAGGCCATCCATTGGAGCGAGCGAAGGTCTCGTTAGGCCTACGCTGGGTTGACGTAGCATGACCATCCCGTAGGGATGGGAACGCTACGGCAAAGGGAG